GCCGAATTCGGTCCGGTGTGCTGTATCGTGCCCAGCGATACACCCGAAAAAACCTACACTCCGGGCGGGCGGGTGATTATCGTCTGCCCAGCACAATCTCGCGATGATGTGACTTGTGAAACCTGCGGATTGTGCGCCCGTGCTGATCGGGCTGTAATTATCGGGTTTCGCGCTCATGGCACGCGGGCGCGGGTCGCTGATGCCAAAGCGCGGCGGGTTATTCCAATTTCTAGGGGGTAATATGATTGATCAACTATATATTGCGATCAAACGGGCGGGTTTTGACGGCGTGCCGTTTCAGATTGCGGGCAGTATTTTCTCGCCTACTGATGCGCGAGAATTACAGCAGGAAATCGCAAAACTAATGGGCGACTCTGTCGCGCTTCAATTTTTAATCGAAAAACACGGGGGAAAAAATGAAAACTGATTTTCAAATCGGGCAACGGGTCAAATACGCGCCCGCCTTTTTAAAATCCATTGCCGCCAGGGATTGGAAAACCCGCCGGGGGGTAATCGCTGAAATTGGCGATCCCGTGCGCCCTGGGGTTTACTATTTGCGGGTGCAATGGGCGGGTGATCCTGCCCCTGCCGGGGTGCTGTCATGTAATCTGGCGCGCGCCTGACCCCCTGCTGGGGGTTTTTTTTCGCCCGCTAGTCGGGCAATCGCTGCCGCTGGGCGGCGCTGCCGGGTGCGCCTGATCGGGTGCGCCTGGGTTTAATTGTGCGCCTGGGGTGCGCCGGGATCGGTGCGCCCTGGGTGCTGGGATCGCCTGGGCGGCGCTTGGGATCGCCTGGGCGGCGCTTGGGTGCGCCTGGGCGGGTCGCCGGGATGTGCCTGCCTGGGCGCTGCCTGGGTGCGCCTGGGTGCGCCTGGGTGCGCCTGGGTGCTGCCTGGGCGCATTAGATCGCGCCAGGATCGCGCCAGGATCGCCCCCTGGGGGTCGCCAGGGTAAGGGCGCGGGCGCTGCCTGGGGATCGCCCTGGGGCGCTGCCTGGGGGTCGCCCCTGGGTGCGCCTGGGGTGCTGCCTGGGGTCGCCAGGGCGGGCGCTGCCGGGGCGGGTCGGGGGCGCTGCCGGGGGCGGGCGGGTCGCTGGCGGCGGGTCGCCGGGGGCAATATCCCTATTCCCGACAGGGAAAAATGGTCACTTTTATCGGTTTTTTAGACCACCACCCCGGTCTATTTTGAAAAAAAAAATGAAAGTGCTTTTTTGCCCAAATCCACAGAATTCAGAAAAAGTGTGGATTTTTCAGCCAGGAAAAAATAAATCCAAATATTTTTTTGCATCGTCTAGCAAATCCTGCTGAGTAAACCCATAGTGGCGCTCGAACCCCTTGGTTCCTAGCCCATGTACGCCAGTATTCCCACGGTGATGTTCCACGCACAAAGGTATCAGGGTGGTGTAGTCGCCTTTCCCCCAACCCCCAGTTCTTAGGTGGTGGAGTTCGACAGGTCCAGGCTCATGCCGTGGATATATCCGTTTGCAGACCATGCAGCCGAGTTCAGCCAGCCTAGTCTTGTATTTCTTCTCGCTCGAATTCACGGAACTGGACACCTTGGGTTGCGCCAAACGCAAGTGTCGCCTCGATCACATTGCTCATTTCTTCCTTGGTCATCTTACTGGTGGACGCGCCCAAAACAACCATATGCCCGTCAATTCCCAAAATAATTCTTTGCTTTTTTAGGCTTGCCGTGATCATGTGCTTCCAATCGTATGGACTCAGCTTCATGCCGTGCCACTCGACCTGATTGCTTAGATCGGTGAGCAATCCCCACATCAGATCGTTCTGCTTGAGGCTGCGCTTCTCACTCTCGGTGGTCAGCCTAACATTAAAAACAACCGCGAGGAACGGTTTGGATTTTTCGTAGATATCTTTGAGTGTCGTGTGTGCTTGATCTACTGTGCGGAGGATGAATTCCATTTGATGTCACCTATGTAGAAATCTACTGTATTGTTTTGCTCCGTACCAAAGTCAATGAGGATGGGACGGAAGTTCCTGTCGTTGATCTTGAGTGCATCAGCTATCCCATCGATGTAGGCTTTGCAAGCCGCCAGCAGGTTATCAAGATCGCGGTGTCTCTTGTCTGGCGAGTTGAAAATAACGCTCAATGGGATCAGTTCTGGCAAGTCATCTATCCTGGGGGTGGATGTCCTGGCTAGTATTCGGCAGTATTGTTTGATGCCGACTGTCGATGCCCAATGCCTACCGTTCTTACGGTTTGGCATCAGACTCGCGTCTGGAAACGGAAGACTTATTTTCATTCATTATTCTGACTAATTCCTTGGCTACCCCAGGGAATGTCAGATCAAGTTCTTTTGCTCGATGCCACGCGTAGGCTTCCCAACCCTTTGTCTTTGCCATCGTGACTAGCCATTCCAGATGTTTCGTGAAATCCGCTGACATACGCCGCCCTCGCTACCTGTAGTGCTTTTGATTTGGTTTGGAATGGACCTTTCGATCCCCAGAACCACCCGTTTGGTTTTTTGACCAGGGGCATTATTTCAAGAAGCGTAGCTTGTAGAGGGTGCTGTCGATCAGAGCAGCGACTTCATCCACAATGTTCTGAAGTTCGCTATCCTGCGGGAATTTGGGCATCCTACGCATGGTTTCTACCTCGATCTTGAGGTAGTTTAGGTAGCTGATCGAATCCCCAGGCAGTTCAAAATCCGAAGTGTACTTGGTCAGCAAACCATATTTGCCCTGGAATGCTTCCACAAAGTCATCAACCCGATCACCGACCTCGGAATAGAATTCTCCAAGGGCTTTGTGTTCAGCGTAGCTTTGGGTAGATAGGTGCAGGATGTGTGTGTTGGTAACGGAATGCAATAAGCACATGACGAATTGCATAACGGGGTCATCTTGCGGTTGCTCTATAGATGCGACAAATTTAACCACGGCTGCTCCTTCTGGATTTGCTTCAATTTTACCTTGGGGATATATAAATCGCCAGTTTCTCTCAAGGCGATACAAATATCAAGATAGGGGATTGTTTCCCCATCCTTAACTGCGTCTAGCAATCTTCTAGCATCATCTATTGTCATACTCTTATCCTTAGTCGTTTCAACTGCTCCCGCACATCCATCGGCATCGGGACGGCTTTCTTGGAGTCCTCCTCGATCTTTTGCAGGGCAGGATCGGGCTTTTTCTCCACCTCCCGCTTGCTCACCTCGAAAACACCTCGGTAGCCGTAAATCGCAGACTTTTCTAAACTGGCATTGGCATCCCAACCCTCGGAGTGCATCTTCATCAGCTTGCGGATGATCAACTTCTGAGCCGCCTGGGTGAACGGCACTTTCATGGCTTTGCGAGTTTCTACAAATGCCGCCCACAATTCGGGGTCTATGTAGCTTGGTAGGGATGTCATGATGTTAAGAGTCTTGCAATAAGTTTGTTTACTTCTTCCAAGAATTGAGTAACCTCGACTTCCATCTCCCGCATCAGTTTTTCATCGCGTTTTGCTCGAACCACAAATAACTGATTTCGAGTTGGCAGTCTAGGATCGAATGACACGAAATCGCACCACTCCCTGTCTGTCACCCACAGTTGGCATTGAATCTGTTTGACATACTCGGCAGGGACTTTGCCTGAAAAAATGTAGTCAAGGTGGGTGGTCGTATTGGGACATTTGATCTCGATCAGTCCATCCTCACCAATCAGCCTATCAGGGGAAACCCCTAGCCATCTGATTTCAGGGTGTAACCAAAACCCTGTCTTCTGAGTTTGAACATTGAATGCCGCTTCATAGGCTTTGGCTGCGTGTTCCTCATTCTGAATCCCCCACTCCATAGCCGCGTTGGAATACGATTCTTGCGGGGTGTTAGTCATGCGCTCTGCTACAAGCCTAATTTTGTACTTGTAGCGTCCAATAGCCTCTCCTGCTTTACCCTTGGACATGACATCTGCCATGTTACTAGCGGTCACATGACCGAGGCGCAACTGCTTCCATAAGTCACTACCTTGCTCGACTGTTCGAGGATCAATGGTCAGGCTCATTCTGATTTCTCCAACTCATATCTCATAATTGATATTCTTCTTTCAAGTGTTTCTATTTCTTTTTTTTGCTCTTGGATACATCGCATTAAAGTCTCATAAGGACTTTCGCCAATATTCATTTTGTAACTTACTGGTCCATTGTCATCAATAAAAACATAGGCTCTATAAGAAAATTGTATTGTCTGAATTTTGGTTACGGGATTCATGTGTTCTTCTCCTTAAGTTGATAATCCTTAAATACTGCGCCTTTGCTTGCATCACCTTTCCAACATTCTTTAACCCATCCACGCTTACCTGATTTATATGTTCTCCAATGCCCCCTTGCTTGATGCCTACGGGGGCTTGCGTGTGTGCCGCCTTGGTAATCGTTTTTAAGTTTTGGAGGCTCTATTTCTACGGTGTGCCAATCAAACGACAGGGCGGGTTTCCCCTTGGCGGCTCGCTTGCGATTGATGAAT